TCTCGTTTAAGGGCTCAAATGCCGCCTTGATCTGGGGTATGTTCACGGCCCCGTTCGCGATCTTCTCTACGTCGAGCGCCATCGCGTCTCGGTACAGCTGCGCCTCCAGTCGGTCGAGCTGATGTTCTCTGGCCTCATAAGGCTGTTCTATTGTATGCGCGACGGGCTCCGCGTCTCCTTCAAAGTTTGCCGCATGGAGCTTCCTTAGTTTGTCCAGCATTTCCACGAGGTCTTGGTCATCCATCGCCGAGGCGTTCTTTACGGTCCAGAATATCGTGTTGCAGTCGTCGGTGTCGTTAGCATAACCGGACGAGATCAGATCGAATGCGTCGATTTTCTCCCTTAGCGGTTCCAGCTCGCTCTGCTTCAGCTTGTTACCGTAAAAGGGTACAATCGGGAAGGTGGGATAATTCGCGCCGTCGTATATGGTCAGGCCGTCTGCTGCTGATTCCTTGGTCTTCTCGATGTAAGTCCTCTTTTCCTGCAGGACCTCTCCGGCGCCTCCCTCCGATCTCCAAATATAGGAAGTGTAACCGTCCTCTTCGTACATTACGACGCGGAGGGGCTTCTCGGGTGCCAGCTGCCAGAATCGGGCGCCTGCCCTGAGCGCTCCGTTCTCTTCATCCAATAGGGGAGCGAATTCTGTAAACCTGAAAACGTCGACGTGATCGTAGTTAAAAAACCCGTAAGATACGGCGTCCACCAGCGCGTACTCTCCCGCGTCCGCCAGCTGGTCATCGAAGTCGTCTCCGAGCTTGTTCTCGGTTGCCTTGTTGGTCCACTTTACGCCGTTGCCGAGCAGCGTCTGGTTCTCCTGTACGATATCGCGGTAAAAAAATCGCGTTGCCAGCTTGTGGTTTGCGCTTACTAGATCCGGCACGGCCTGTCCTGCCGCGTCATAGATCAATTTCTGAAGGCGCATGATCGTCGTGTTACGTCCTGCGAAGTACTCCTGCGCCTCGGTTGCCAGCTGGTATGCTACGGACGCGCAGTGCTCATCGATCATCTTCTTTATAAATGCCATTCGGTCGTTCTCGCTGGCGCCTGCGACCTCGAGCCAGTCCTGATATGTGTACATGTTGCGTTTCCCTCCCTTTCTTGTGCTGGGTGTCTTTATCTGGATTATAGCATTCACGGGGGCTGCCCGCTAATTATGCGCTTTTTATCGGCCGCGGTTTTTCTGGTTTCCTCGGTGGCCTTCCTAATTATTGTTGATGTCGGTTCTCGCGACCCGTTTCCTGCCGCTAATTATTTTCGATCAACCGTCGACCCTTCAAACCCGTTTTTCTAATTATTACTAATTACGGCAGAGCCCCGTTTTCAAGTATCGGAGAACGCCCTGTTTTCGGGCCTTTTCGGGTTTGAGTCTTTTCAAGTGCCCTTTTTCGAGCCCTCTCGGGGCCTCGACCGACCGTCGTAATTATTACAAAGTCCGCTTTTTCGACCGTCGGGGTCCGTCTAATTATTCGCTTTAATTATTCGGTGCCCGTCTCGGTTTTTCCACTAATTATTTCTCGGTTTCCTTTACCGTCCGAAACCTCCGCGGACCTGTTGATCCTCCGGCTTGTGATCCCAGAGGTATCGGATCAGGCATGCTGCGCTGTCGGGCGCGTCGTCGTGCTCCGCGTTCTCGTTATAATCGAGGATCTGTTTTATATATTCGGGATCCGTTCCCTCTACAAAGACGACCTGTTTCCATGCTGCTCTCAGGTAAGTTACGATTTTCAGAAATTTGTTTGTTTCCTCCCAATAGCCGACAACCGATTCCTTCTTCTTCTCGAGGTTCTTCTTTAAATATCCTTTGTCGCCGTTCGTCTCGCAGAGGGTTGTCCTGCTCAGGAATTTGTGCTTGATCTCCAAGATCTCAGGTGTTACGTCGTCCACGTGCTTTTTCCAAAGTTTACCGAGAATGTAATATGTATCGCCGACCCGTTTGCCAAGGGTGAAGGCTGTTGAATCCTCGCCGCCGTATGCTGCATCTATATGGTTAAACTTCGCATTCATGACCATCTCAGGCGCGCCTCCGGTCCTCGGATCCGTGAAGATTACGTCCTCCGCCGCGATGTGCTTCAGCTCGTAGTTGGCCGCAAAAAGCGAGCCCAGCATGCTGTCCTTTTTCTGCTGGATCGCCTCGGGGCTCATGATGTGGGTCTGGTAGCAGTCCCAGCGCTCAGGCTCCGGCATCAAAGTGAAGGCGTCCTCTGGGTGCCATGGTGTTCCTGTGTTTACCATGCGGCCGCCTTCGTTCAGTATGTTCAGGAGCTCTTGATATTTAATCTTTGTGAGCTCGCGTTCCGCCTTCGAGGTCCTGTCCTCAATGGTCACGATGTCGTCTGTGTAGATCTTATCGTAGTGTTGACCCGTGATGCTGCTCTTTATTCCTCCGGCGCTCAGCTGGTTTGTGCCTCGCGGGTCGTTCTTGAGGTTCGTGCTGATCTCGAGTGCTCGGTCAACCGTTAGCTTGAAATTGATGCTCTGCCCGTATATATCCCGCACCAGCTTCCTTGTCAGTCGGTGCTTGAGCATCTTGCTTACCTGCGCCACGATCTCTTTCACGGCCGTGTCGGTCTTTCTAAAAAATTTAATGGTCCTGTTCGGGTAGAGGATCAGCTCCAAAGATAGCGCCACCGAGACGGCTGTTGTTTTATAAGCCTGTCGGTGCGCCTGTAAGGTCATGTCGTCGGATCCATATATAAATTCTTTGATCCATTCGTTGTTCAGCGGGTTCAGCTTAGTGAATCCGACCTGCTGCCCGTATATATAAGGGTAATCCCTCAAAACCTGCAGGGCCTTATTCCTGCGGGCCCTCTGTTCTTCCTTCGTTATTGTCTCCATTTTTCAAGAAATCCTCGACCGTTGTTTCGCTTGCGATTTCCGCTGCCGCGAGGAATGTCTCGACCTCGGTTCTTGTCTCGTCCTCGATCTCCTCCGGCTTTGTCTCCTCGACCTGCTTCCTCTTCCATCTCTGGGGCTTCCTGTTGGCCAGCCAGAAAATTCCCGCGGTGGTATCAGGCGGGACCTCTTTCTCTACGACCTCGACGCGTGTGGTTCCGTCCGGCAGCTTGATCTTCCTTCTCTCGATGGTTTTGTATCCGGTCGCCCTCTTGAACATCGCATTCTCGACGATCAGGTCCACGGGGGCCGCTCCTTTTTTTATGGCGTCCTCGAGTTCGGGGTGTTTCTTCTTCCATTCATAAAAGGTGCTTTTGTTTACGCCGCAATTGTGGGCGACGTCCTCGATCGTCAGGCCGTCTCGGATCCAGCCTGTTATCTGCAGCAGGCCGTCTTCTGTGATCCATTCGTCGATCTTCTTTCTGCTCATTCGTCAATCTCCGCGGGCTTCCAGTCTTCGAATCCCTTGTTAAATGGGATTATATCATCGAAATATTGTTTGTAGAAATCGCAGACCTCTCTGCTGCAGATGATGGTCGTGTTCTCGGTTCGTGGGTTGGTGTTAACGTTGGCGCTCGATAGTATAGCGCAATCGAAACGCTCCCCGTATGCAAGGATGACCTTGCTGTGGTTCCTGAATACTGCGCAGCGGCCTCCGGTGGATGCGGCAATGCGGGAGAGGTCCTTCTGGCACATCGCGTATGAGGCGCGGGCGATTTCTCCGATGTAAAAATCGATTCTGTCGATCAGTCCCTTTTCTACCCAGCGGCCTATTTCCTGCACGTCCTCTATACCAAAACACCACGAGCTTAGTAGGCAATAACGGAGCGGCTGCTGTCTTATAACGTGCTTTAAAAAGGAGAGCTGGTCTATGTCTCCGCCGCTTATTATGCAATATATGTTGTCGCGCTCCATGTGCCATGTAAATGTGTTCAGGAGGTTCTTCTCGCTAAAAAAGCGGCGCTTCTCGAATTGCTTCTGTGCTCGGAGGGTGTGGTATCTCATCGGCGTGCCGAGGATCTTCGGTTCGTCGTCTGATCGTTTCCTTTGCGGTTTGGGTTCCGGATCGGGCTCTGGGGCTGGCTGTGGTTCCGCGTCCATGATCTCGTCAAAATCTCCGAAATCTTCGAAGTCGTCGAATTCATCAAAGTCCATGTTTTTGGTCCTCCGTCGGGTTCAAGGTGATCACTTGCTTGTTTTGGTATTCTGCAAAGCGCAGTTCTGTCATAGCTCCGCGGCTTTTGTGCCAGTCGTCTCCGATCAGGCATAGAATGTCGGCGGCTTCTACCATGGCGAGGCAAATCGGCATGTAAGCCTCCGGTCTTAGTCCTTGCGGGAGCTTTGCTGGGTTCAAAACGATAAATCCGCGCCGCTTGAGTTCTTTCTCTGCGGCTCGGAATTTCGTTTTATATCCTTTGCAGTTCGCTATGGATCCCGCTATGTATACGGCCTTTTTATTCATCGGTTAAGAGCTCCGCTTTCTTGCCCGTTAGCTTCTCCCAGCGGTCCACTATTACATCGCAATAACGGGGATCAAGCTCCACGGTCCTGTTTATCCTTCCGAGCTGCTCGCATGCGATCATGGTGGATCCGCTGCCTCCGAATACGTCGAGGACGCATTCTCCCTTCCTGCTGCTGTTCCTTACGAGGCGCGCGATCAGCTTGATCGGCTTCATGGTCGGGTGCAGTTCGCTGGCTGCTGGTTTGTCTTCTCGGATAATGGTGGAGAAGCCTCCGCCGTCCAGTATGTTCTCGAGCATTTCCTGCAGGTCCTGTTTCTTCATGTTCTTTATGTCGGGACGGTCCTCGTAGACGGTGACCTGTGTCCTGTCGTCGACGAAATAATGCGCCGCTCCGTCTTTCCATCCATAAAGGCAGGGCTCGTGCTGCCAGTGGTAGTCTTGGCGGCCGAGAACCATCACGTTCTTGACCCAGA